TCTTGAACGTAAAGTTTTTCTCTGCTTTTTAATAAGGGAAAATACTTTAGATATTCGTTTAATCCTAGTATTTGAAAGAATTTATAAAGTACATAACTATATGATAAGAAATTCTTTCTATCTTTAGGGCAATGCTTAAGAAATGGTGCTTGAATGCTTCTAAACATATTACATAATTTATCTTCTAATTCAGGACTAAATTGAGGAGTTGGTATTCCGTTAATTCTATTTATAATGTAATTAATATGTTCATAATATTTATTTATTCTTAATCTTTTAAGAATATCCCTCATTTTTAAGTAAGTAATTTTTTTTAAATCAGTAATCTTTTCTTTCTTAATTTCCGTTAAAATTTTTTCAAATATCTCGTCGGGTATATCAGTACTTTCTTTTCCTTGAACCTGATTGCACCATTCTCTAAAATGATTTATTCTTTTATAACAAAAATGAGATGTATCTTTGGTATTTTGTTTTAATATCGGTCTATTTTGCTCTACCAATAATAGTTCTTGATATCCACAAATATTACATACTATTATAGCATCATGTTGAAGACATGTCATGGCATTTTTACATATCTTACATATCTCTATATTTTCATCTTCAACTGTTCTTACATATTTATTATTAATTATAGCCATATATTTATCAACTAAAGTACTTTTATCGTATATTTTGCTATTATCATCTTTGTCATAATCGCTTTTTTCGCTTTCAATAATTTCGCATTTATCGCTAATAACAGAATTATTTTCTATCGGTGTCTTTTTACTATCTATATTATTAAGAGCCTCTAAGACATTTATAGTATTACAATAAATACTAATATTACGCTTTTTTTTAGAATCTTTTTTATATATTTTCGGTTTATTACAAGTTTCTTTAATAAAATTAATATTTTGGTTAATATCAGATTGTTTATTTACAGTATCATAATATTGAAATAATATATCACTAGTATTTTTATAATACTCTATTTCGTCTAAATTATTAAGTTCATTTAGTTTACCTTTAATATCTATAATCTGTTCATTTAACTCTATATTACTAAACCATAATTTGCTATTAATTTCTTTATCGGTCGTATTATTAATTTGCTTTAATATCTCGTTTTTCTTTTCTTCGCAAAAATTTAATTTATTAATATAGTATATTTTTTCCTTATCGCTCTTCTCAAAATCCTTTATCATATTATTATGCATTGCATCCAATGTTACAGTTTCGTTTATATCAGTCGTTATTTTTTTTTTAGATGACTTCTCTTTAAACATCATTATATTTGAATTATAAATATTAAGGTTTATATAATAAAATTTATTTTTGTGTCATATAATCTATATTTTTTTCTCCTCTAATAGTATAAAGAATATAGCGTAAATGGGTGGTGGTCTTCTTCAATTAGTTGCTTATGGTGCTCAGGATGTTTATTTAACTGGTAATCCTCAAATTACCTTTTTCAAAGTAGTTTATCGTCGTCATACTAACTTCGCTATTGAAGCCATTCAACAAACTTTTAACGGTAATGCGGGATACGGAAATACAGTAACTTGCCAAATATCCCGTAATGGTGATTTAATAAATCGCATGTATTTACAAGTTGATGTTCCTAAAAGAAAATCTACCGCCGCTACTGCGGGAAGTACCTATCAAAATTATCTAGGTCTGCGTTTAATTAAATCAGTTGTTATAGAAATTGGTGGACAACAAATAGATAAACATTATTCTGACTGGCTTTACATCTGGAATGAGTTATCTCTTCCCATGGGCAAACGCTACGCATACGATACTATGGTTGGTGCTGATAAAGATATATTAAATGGCGGTACTGTTAATAATGATGTAACAGCGACCACTTTATATATTCCTTTTGAATTCTGGTTTTGTCGCAATGTAGGTCTCGCTCTTCCTTTAATAGCCCTTCAATATCACGAAGTAAAAGTAAAAATAGATTTTGAAACTAAAGCAAATTGTGTAACTGCTATTGCCGATTTTGATGATGTTAAAAATATATCTTTATGGGCTGATTATATATTCTTAGATACCGATGAACGCCGAAGATTCGCTCAATTATCTCATGAGTATTTAATTGAACAATTACAATTTACTGGAACTGAAACTCTTGTAGCAGGTACTAATCGCATTAAATTAAATTTCAATCATCCTTGCAAAGAATTAATCTGGGTTGCTAAAATACCGCAAGATCTCAATAAAACCAGATGGTATGATTATACTAATACTAATCTTGCTGAAGTTGATAATTCACCATCTTTAGGATATAACGGAACTTCTAAAGTTGGAGGCCAATATACCTCAAACTACTTAGTAATATCTGATATTAAACCTGCTTCAAATGTCAATCCCTTCAAAAATGCTATACTTCAATTAAATGGCAATGATCGTTTCGCGGTAAGAGAAGGTGATTATTTTAATTATGTTCAACCCTTCCAACATCACACTAATGTTCCTGTACATAATTCAATCAACGTATACTCATTTGCTCTTAAACCCGAAGATCATCAACCGAGTGGCACTCTAAATATGTCTCGTATCGATACCGCTACTCTCATGGTTACTGCGGATACTAGAGGTACTGGTTTAACATATGAAGGAGTAAATATATATGCTGTCAATTACAATGTTCTACGTATATTATCTGGAATGGGTGGCCTTGCTTATTCCAATTAAAAAAATAATAATTATAATAATTTGTGTTATATATTTCCCTTTTTTTTTTCTCCTCTAATAGTATAAAGAATATAGCGTAAATGGGTGGTGGTCTTCTTCAATTAGTTGCTTATGGTGCTCAGGATGTTTATTTAACTGGTAATCCTCAAATTACCTTTTTCAAAGTAGTTTATCGTCGTCATACTAACTTCGCTATTGAAGCCATTCAACAAACTTTTAACGGAACTCCCAATTTTGGCAATCGCGTAACTTGCCAAATATCAAGAAATGGCGATTTAATACATCGTGTATATTTAGCGGTTGTTAATTATTCATCTGGAAATAATGTATGTCCTTATTTTGGTCTTCGTTTAATAAATTATGTAGAAATTGAAATAGGTGGTCAAAAAATAGATAAACATTATTCTCATTGGATGTATGTATGGAATGAACTTTCTTTACCCGTTTCAAAGAAAGATGCCTACAAAAAAATGGTTGGTGCTAATGATAAACTAGCGTCTTTAACTAATGCTAATCTATATATCCCTTTAGAGTTCTGGTTCTGCCGTAATGTTGGCCTTGCTCTCCCTTTAATCGCCTTACAATATCATGAAGTAAAAATAAACATTTTATTTGAAACTAAAGATAATTGCCGCGGTAATACAAATGAACTTCTCGATTTAACTTCAACTACTTTGTGGGTTGATTATATATTCTTAGATACCGATGAACGCCGAAGATTCGCTCAATTATCTCACGAATATTTAATAGAACAATTACAATTTACTGGAACTGAAAGTATTAATGATTCTGCTACTAGCATAAAACCTAAACTTTCTTTCAATCACCCCTGCAAAGAATTAGTATGGTTCTGTGCTTCAAGCCACTCAGCCACTAAAGCAACTATTAATAATAACTGGGTTAACTATTCAACAGGTAATAATGGATATGCCGCAGATAATTCTGAATTATTCAAAGAGACAAGTGCTATAACTTCTACTAATCCTATAAAAACTGCTAAACTCGTATTAAATGGAAATGACCGTTTCTCCGCAAGACCTGGCTCTTATTTTAATTTAATACAACCGTTTCAGCACCACGAAAATATACCTTCAAATTCGGGTATTAACGTTTATTCATTCGCTCTAAAACCTGAAGAACATCAACCTAGTGGCACTCTTAACATGTCTCGTATTGATACCGCTGTTCTCAATTTAGATGTTACTTCGAGTATGACTGGCTCGAAAAATCTTCATGTATATGCTGTTAATTATAACGTTCTTCGCATATTATCGGGTATGGGTGGTTTAGCATATTCAAATTAAATTATATTATTTATATATGTTGTTAAATTGCTATAAAGTTTCTTTTTTTTTTCTCCTCTAATAGTATAAAGAATATAGCGTAAATGGGTGGTGGTCTTCTTCAATTAGTTGCTTATGGTGCTCAGGATGTTTATTTAACTGGTAATCCTCAAATTACCTTTTTCAAAGTAGTTTATCGTCGTCATACTAACTTCGCTATTGAAGCCATTCAACAAACTGCCTCGGGAAGTAATTCTCTAGGTTCACGTGCCACTTATCAAATAACTCGCAATGGCGATTTAATACATAGAGTATATTTTTACGGAAAATTAAAAAATACTTCTGGTACCAAAAAAGTAGCCTTAGTTCCTAATGTTGGCCAAAAATTATTAAAAACTGTTGAATTAGAAATCGGTGGACAACGTATAGATAAACATTATTCTGAGTGGCTTTATATATGGAATGAACTTTCGCTACCCTATGGCAAACGCGAAGGCTATTATAAAATGATTGGTGCTAATAAAGAAAATTGCTGCACACAATTAGCACACACTACCAATAACTCTTATGAATTATATGTACCTTTAGAATTCTGGTTTTGTCGCAATGTTGGTCTCGCTCTCCCTTTAATCGCATTACAATATCATGAAGTTAAAATTAATATTGAATATGAAACTGCGGATAATTTATGCGATGTTAGTGATACCAACTATTGTATTGAAAATGATGTTGCTGGTGGTTCAGCAAATGTAACTGCTAATTTTGATAAAACTTTAACATTAGACGAACCTACCTTATGGGTTGATTATATATTCTTAGATACCGATGAACGCCGAAGATTCGCCCAATTATCCCACGAATATTTAATTGAGCAATTACAATTTACTGGAACAGATACTATAACTTCTTCGGGTGCTAACGCGGATTCAATGAAAAGCATGCGTATGAATTTCAATCATCCCTGCAAAGAACTCGTATGGGCTATCAAAAGATCTGACCAATCAACTGTGTATTGGAATAACTTTTCTACAGCAGAAAAAGATGAAAATGCTGGAGCAGGCACTGATGTTACCTTCAACAACTATATAGTTTCTAGCAATCCCGTAATGCAAGCAAAAATAATGCTTAACGGCAATGATCGTTTCGCAACAAGACAAGGCGAATATTTCTCGCTTGTTCAACCTTATGAACATCATGAAAATACTCCTGACATGTACCACAAGGGCATCAATGTTTATTCGTTTGCTCTAAAACCCGAAGAACATCAACCAAGTGGCACTTTAAATATGTCTCGTATTGATACTGCTGTTCTATCTCTATCTTCTAAAATGGCGGGTACTATATATATATTTGCTGTTAACTATAACGTTCTACGTATATTATCTGGTATGGGCGGCCTTGCTTATTCTAATTAAATATGATATCTATGATATCTATGATATCTACGATATCTATGATACCCACAATATAATTTTTTCGTTTTTTAATTTATAATTATTATCAATAGATAATATTATATTATATAAAATTTTTGATATTTGTATTGATGTCTTATGGATATCGTTATTTGACCAATTATTTTTATTTTTTTCATTAAAATAATATGAAATAATATCTTCCAAATAAGGCAAACATCCTTTATTCATTGAATTG